GATTCTGAGACAAGAAAAATTTGCATATCCTACTTCTTATGTAATTGACAGGGGAGACGTTAGATTTTTCCCAACTCCAGATAAACAATACGAAATAGAAGTTACAGTATCTACTACTAACTTAGCTTGGGGAAACGATGACTCTTCTAAGGGAGAAATTACATCAATTACAGATTCTATTATGGCAAGTAAAGCATTTTGTGATTTAGTTGTATTAAGAGCTTGTGCTTTTACTATGGCTAGATGTAATAACCCTCTTAGTGAGTTCTATGGCAATCTATATAAAGAACGTTTAAGAACTTTTGTAGAGAGAGATAGTAATAGCTTTGAGAAACCACATTTACGTAATCCAAGAGCAGGCCATTATGACCCTCGCAGAGGATTGTTAGGATAGGTGAAATAATGGGTATTTTTAAAAGACAATTACCAAAAGCTAGAGCATTTAAGGGGCAGTATATCTTTTCTAATTTTTCTTATGGCTACTATAAACAAGAAGTGCCAAGAGTGTTAGAAGAACAACTAGCTTCTTTAGCTCTAGTTGGAGGGAGAAATATTTGGACTAATAAAGGTGCTCTAGTTAACCAATTTGGCTATGAAACGGTAGGAGAGATTGGAAATTACTTTATTGAGTTTATTTCTGAAAATTCTATGAATGCTCAAAACTTACTATTAGTTAGCTCTGATTTAAGTCATACAGTCTGGAGATATAATACATTTGAAGGATTGAAGAAATATAAAACCTCTTTCCCAGAACTTATGAGCACTCCACTTAATACTTATGATGGGCTAAATATGTTTGTATATGATGGAGAAGAAAACTTCTTTGTATATGGTGGATGTTATGAAACTACTCCTACCGAAGATAATCCGGTAGTTCCAGTAGATGATAATTATATACCTATTTTAACAGGTGATAGTTATACTACTAGACTATATGGAGATAAATGGGTAGAAATAGATATATCCGATGAGGAAGCTCAGTATTTCTGGTTGGATAAAATCTTGGTATTCCAGAACGATACTCCAGTAGGTGACGTTACTCCAACATATAGAAGAGTGTATGTAGATTCTCTAGACAAGAAAAGTACTGGTTATACGGTACGTCTAAGATTTGAGAATATTGAGTGGATATTTAATCCGGGAGAGCATCCAGATTTAGGTGAAATTACTATTAAAGAATTTGATAGTAATGACTCTTTTAAATGGATACCTGAGAATACTGGAGTAGATGAAGATGTAGTTATTAAACCAAAATTGATGGCAAGTGTTCTCAATAGATTATGGCTTGTTAATTGGGATAATTCTATATTTTATTCTACCGTAGGCCGATTCGATAACTTTGAAGAAGCTAATGGAGCAGGGTATTTTAAAGGTTTTTACAACGACACTTCAGCTATTTTATCCATTGAAGAGTACTTTAATGGAGCTTTAATAGTTAAACAAAATGGTATGTATCACGCTACTTTTAAAACTAATGCTTTTGATGCTGGTAGTATTAGTTCTACAATCACAGACTACCTCTCAGTATCGAAGATTAATAATGTATCTCAAAAGTATGCAGGTGACCATTGTGTAATAGGCCAAGAAGTAATAGCTTATGATGCTGTTTCTGGAAACTTAGTACAAGCTGCTTACGTAAATTACTTAGGCGGAGTACAGCAGGGAGATATTCTATTACACGGAGAGGAATTAGATAGTGAAAATTTAGGAGTTTATTCTACTGTGAATAGACTGCTATGTTACAACTTTCAAGAAGAAGTTTTGTTATTTTACTACGGAGAAGGTTTTAAAAATGCTTTAGTAATAACTAGAGGATTATCAATATATCCAAGAGAAATATCTGGATATCTAAATACTTTAGTTATGTTTAACCAAGGTATCATTGGAATACTTCAAGAACAAATAACAAACGAAGGAGTAACGAGTTATGTAAATACCGTTATATCTGACTTTAAGAGAGGTACTACAATTCCTAACATATCTTCAATAGCTGAGTTTGAGCCTATTTGCTTGAATGGTAATAAGTTATTGTGTGGAAGTATTGTAGAAGTATCTGAGTTGAATAATGAGCCATTTAATATAACTATAGCAAACTCTGGGTACTCTTCACAAAACGTATCACCGTCATTCTTAAATAAAGATTCTAATAGCAGTTTAAAAAATATGTTATATTCAAATACCGTACATCCTTCCGTTTTATCTAACACGGTAGGAGAAATGACCGGAGTGGATGGAAATGCTAAGTGGACTTATAAGAAGTCTGGTTTAACTAGAATATCAGCTCCGCTGTCCGGAAGAGATGGTTTAAGTATTAGATTAGAATTTGAACCTAACACATCTTTCCAATTAGTTGCTATTAACTTGCCTGACTTTTCGAGGGGAGAATAACAGATGAAAGTAAGACCTTTAACGATGTATGATGTATGTAACTTTGAGGATGATATTTGTCAATGTTATTTTGATAATTTACAGATACAAGATTCTCAATGCCCTATCAATTTCTCAGATAGAGATGAAGTTTTAGACTATGTATTAGGCTTTGTTGAAGATAGTAAAAGTTTTGTAACTGGAATAATGGATGATAATGAGGAATATTTATTCGGATTAGTTATTTATGACGGAGTTAGAATGTCAGATGATGGTAATTCTTCAGAACTTCACCTAGTAACCTGCAAGGATATGTGGGGTAAAGATTTCCTAGATGTGTACTATCAGATGTTGGGAGGAACTATATTCGATACTTTATATTGTTCTATCCCTTCTTATTGTAGACCTGTTATAGCTCTTCTAAAGAAGTTAGGATTTAAAAAGACTGGTTACGTACCGAAAGTTTTGCCTTATAAAAATTTGAAGGGTGAAGAAAAAATGTATGACGTATTATTTTATACTTGGAGAAGAGTATGGTAAGATATAAGAGTAAAAAAATTACAGTTGATTCTAATGGCATCAAGCACGGATATCGTAGTGGTTTAGAAAACGATATTATGAGTGATATCGAAAATCATAAATTAGAACCTAACTATGAGGCAACTAAACTGGAGTATATACAACCTGAAACTAAGCATATATATACCCCAGATTTTCACGTTTCACCACACATAGTCATTGAGACTAAAGGTCGATGGGTGGTAGAAGATAGAATGAAGATGCTGTTAGTCATTAAGCAACATCCTGAAATTGATTTTAGAATGGTATTTTACAATGCTAATCAAAAAATCAAAAAGGGGAGTAAAACTAGCTACGCAATGTGGTGCGATAAACACGGCATTAAGTGGGCTAATAAATATATTCCCCAAGAATGGTACATTGATATTTTAGAAGATATCAACAACTCAAAGAAAGGAGATGAATAGTTTGAGTAATATCAATGAAAACCTAGACTACAGAGCTCTATATAATGGTGTTGATGCTCAAGGTAGACCGACGGTAACAGGTGAGAATAGAGCTAAATTGTACAGATGGAATAACCAACAAGAAGCTATGGGATTGCCTATGTTACCTTATACAGCGTATGATGGTATTCCGCAAGTTAAACCTAATACCACATATAATAACCCTAATGCTCCTGCTTATGAAGGTGGTGTTTATACACAAGCTGAAATAGACAGAGCTAAAAGATGGGCCGATATCTTAAATAAGAAGTTAGGCGGAACTGTAACAGGTGGAGCAGCCCCGATAGGGCAACAAGCTCCAATAGGGCAGCCTAATCCTTATATAGAGCAACTAGACAGAATTTCTTTCAATCCTGGAGTCGAAACTGCATATTCTCATATATTAGGAGAAACTCCAGAACAACAAAGAGCAAGACTTATCAGAGATAATATTAATGATAGACAATGGATTCAAAATAATTATATGAGATATCCTGAGTTTTATCGTAATATTATCAATCCTATGTTTGAACAAGAAATCGAACAAAGAAACCAATATTTAAGAAATATGGGGTATACTGTATAATGAGTACTTTGCAAGATTATCTTAATCAAAGATGGGAATACGCAAGGAAACATCCTTACCAAACAGCTTTAGATGTAGGTTTGACATTGGGTAGTGTTGCAGCTCCTGAAGTTGGTTTACCGGCTAAGGGAGTACAAGCAGCTAAACCTTTTTTGTCTATAACAATGAGAAAAATAGCTAGCTCATCTAAGCCAGTTCAAAACGAACTAAGCACTCTTCTAAGAGAGGGTAAAGCCTTAGGTGCAGATACGGCAGAGCTTATGTATAAAGCTAGATATGGTGGTGTTAATACTGTTAGAGATTACTTAAATAATTTGAAAGGGATTAAATAAAATGGCTTTTGGAAAGAAGGCAAAAACTCCCGTAACTAAATATCAACGGGAACAACAAAAATTAGGTAGGAATGCTTATAGAGATATCGAGCCTCAAAGGCAACGAATTGCAGATTTAACTAATAATGCAAACCAATATAGACAAGAAGGAATAAATAACTTCTTTAATTCTAATGCTAATTGGAATGATGCTATGCGTAACTACCGTAGACAGATGGCACAAGCAACGGCAAATAATTATTTCTCTACCGGAGGAGGTTATTCTAGTGCAGGTCAAAAGTATTATGATGATACTCAAAGAGCTGCTAACGATTTGAACTCTAGACTCTATACACAAGGAGTAAATACGGTAGAGAATATGTTGTCTAACGATAGAAATTCGGCTATTAACTATTATGATTTATTAAATCAACAGCACGGATTTGCTTCACAGCCTGATGCTATTGATGAATATAATAAACTGGTTGATAAACAAAATAAACAATGGTGGGTTGACCAATTATATGCTCACGCTAATCTAGCTGAAGCTCTAGCTCCAAAACAATGGAAAGCTATAGGTACAGTTGGTAAGTTGGGGGCTAATGCTTTATCTACCAATTATGAAGATGCTATGACTAACTTAGGTAAAACGGCTTTTGGTAGTAGCTATCAAGCTGACCCTAGGGCGGTTACTGATATCAACGGAGTCCTTGCAAGTTCTGCTAATAATTATTCTAACTGGTTTGGTTTAGGCGGAATGGGAGGCCAAGGTAACTCTATCAACTCTTTATTTGGAGGAGGCCAAGGAGACGGACTCAACTTTGATATGAGTGGAGTAAACAACATTGTGTCTAATTCTAGGAAGAGATTGAGCGGAGGTTAATCATCAATGACTTACTGGAATAATCTTAAAGTAACAGGACAACCAGGCAAAAGAAAAGCTCCGGTAGCAGGTGCTTCTACTAATCATCGTGGAATGGATGTAGTATTCCCTGATGGAAAAGTAAGACCTGAGATTGGAGGAACTGTATATCATTCTGGTAATATGGACGGTTACGGAAATATAGTAATCATTAAGGGGGATGATGGTAATTTTTACCATTATGCTCATAACGCTGCTAATAGAGTTAAAAAAGGACAAAGAGTAAAACCTGGAGAAGTTATAGCTACTATGGGTAATACCGGAACATCTTCTGGCCCTCATACGCACATAGAAGTTACTAATTCTAAAGGTGTTAACTTGCATCCACAAACAAAACAAGATTTAGGAATAGGAGGTAATAAATTGGCAAGTCAAGGATTTTATGGCAATGCCATCACTGGCGCAGCAGCCCCGATAGGGCAGGCAGCCCCGATAATGCAGCCTTCCCCGTCTCTAATGAATCCTGTAGGAGATATAGCTCGTATTGGCGCAGGTACTACTATGTTAAATGACTTAGTAGCTAAACAGGCCCAAGAACAAGCTAGAGAAATTGCTAATAGATATAATATAGCTCAGATGATGCAAAACGCACAAGCTAATATAGATGCCGAGACCGCTGCTAATCTTAATGCGGTTAATACACAAATGGATAGAGGTATGTACTCTCCTGAAGATATTAAATTAGCAAATGCTCAAGCTAATTTGAGTAATACTATTGGAAATATTCAAGCTCAAGATACCTTAAATCAACTCCAACAAGACTACAATAACCGTAGGAGCGCTGAAGATATGGCAGCTTTAATAGACGAAAGGAATAGGGCTATGATGGAACAATATATTGCAAGTAATCCAGTATTACAACAATATATGCAAGCTCAACAAACAGGGCAGCCTGTAGGAGGTTATCAAATAGACCCTCAAGAATTCCAAAGAGCTGTGGCTAGAGACAATAGTATAAATACTTATCTAAATTCCGTAGCATTAGCTAATGCTAAATCTAATCCGCAATTAGCTGCTATGGCATTTAATGTAGCAAATAATAGCCCTTCTAATTCCGCCCAAAAGATGTTAGAGATGGCTAACGCTAACTATCAAATGCAATTAGCTAATCAATACGGAGTACCTTATCAGCAACTTATGGATGCTTCTAAAGGTATGGGTAAATATTTAGAGGCATACGCTCCTAACCAAATGTCTGCTTACAATCAAGCTAATCAACAAGCAGAACAAAATTTAAGAGCAGGCTTAGAGAATATAGGGAAGAATAGAGTTAAGCAATATGAAAACCTTGTAGCTGCTAATCAAAACTATATACAATCTCTAGAAGATGCTAATAAGAATCTTATAGCTGTTAATAAACCGGGTGCTGAAATTATTCAAGAAAGTAATAAGGCTACTAATGAAATGCTTGCTAAGCATCCTGAATTAGCAGTTAAGAAAATGGAGATGGAAGGAGGGCTTGCAAAAGCTCCTATCCAGGCTCAAATTCAAGGTAATACAGCGGTTGGTACTGAAACTATGGGGCAAATTGGTGGTTTAGCTAAAAACATAAATTCCGCTAACACTGATATGTACGTAAGTGATAATACTAGATTGAATGCCTTGGATAAACTTGCACAGCAAGAAGCTAGCGGAGGTAGTAATTCTGCAACTCAAGCTAAATTAGAACAAGCTGATAGGAAAGCTAAAGCTCAAGTAGCTACTAATGTAGTTAAGAGTTTAATGGTTGATACAGGAAAGGAAAAGGTTTTACCTAAGACTCCTGACACTATGAATAATTTTATACTACAATTAAAGATGTCTGGTATGTATACAAATGATGAGATTGCCGATTTAGTTAATGCTTATTTTGGTGATACCTCTTCTGTAGAACAACAACAACCAGCACAAAAACAACAAACTAATAATTCTATTTCAAGTAAACTTAAAGAAGCCCAAAAGAATTGGGAAGCTAAAGATAAAGAGAGAGATAAAAAAGCTCAATCTAGAAGTGCTTCTCAAAATTATGCTGAATGGGCTTTAAGAGGCATTTTAGGAGGGCCTTTAGGATGGTAGATTATAACAACTTAGTTAATTCTATTTATAATCCAATTATTACAAATGCTCCGGGAACCGTAAGTAGACCTCAATTAGATATTTCTTTTGAGGATATTAAGAATAGATATATGAGACCAGAAGCACAATCTCAATCTCCTGTGTCTAATGCTAATATTCCACAAGAGAGTTTATCTGATGTTTACAGCAAGCTTACAGGTAATGCTAAGAAGTTAGCTGAGGAAGGGTTGGTTAAATCCAACTCTTCACCTCAGACTATTTCTGGCGATAATGATTCTGAGAGAAAAACACTTGGAGGCTTTGTAAGAAATACTTTAGTCAACAGACCACTTGATTTGTTTACCGGACTAGCTTACTCTTTTGCTCACCCTATAGATGAATTAGGAAGGCCTTTAGTTGATTATAGTACTAATAAAGTACAAGAAGTTATGCAGGGTAAGAATCCTTTGCTAGCAGGCTTAGAAGTGGCTCGTGACGTATCTGACGTAGCTCTGTATAAACCTTTGACAGGACAAAGTATATCTCAGATAGTGGAAGACCCTAAAGGAGCTCTTAAAAGATATGGTCAACATATTTATGAAGGTGGATTAGCTGATACGGCTATGATATTAGGGCCTACAGGGGCTGGAAGAGCTACCGGAAGAGTTATAGGTAAAGGTATATCTAAACTTGACGATTTAGTTGCTAAAGGTGCAGGAAAAGATTTATTAAAAGTTAATCAAGCTAAGACTCAATTACTTCAAGATACGGTTTTAGATAAAATCGAAACTTCTATAGCTAAAGATAAATTTAAGGCTGATTTAAGAGACCTTTATAAAAACTATAATGTCTCTGATGTTCAATTATCGGACTTAATTAAAAAGATGGAAGGTTTTGAAGGTAAGTCCTTAGCCGACCTAACCCCAGAACAAACTACCATATATAATCAATTCAAACCTTTATTAGATGAATGGGATTCTTTAGCTCAAAAGTATACTACCGCAACTCCAGAGAATATAACAGAAATTGTTACTCGTGGAGTAAGAAACGTTCAAAATGAAGGTAGAAATACAACTTATAGAGATGTTGATAATCTTTATAAGCAAGAAGGATTATACGATTACGGACAGTATGTAAACAAAGAAACTGGAGAGATAGTAAAGAATCCTGTGTATAAAGCTGAGCAAAACCCATCAGAGGCTATATCTCAATTAGGCGAACCTCAGTCTTACCCAACATTACAACAAATATACAGACGTAATGGAATGACTGATAAATTCAACTATGATATGGCTCTTAAAAAGGTCGAAAGAGAATATGCTAAAGCTAACTCTACTAATCCTTATGCACAATTAGATTATGACGTTTCTAAAGCTGACTTGATGTATAAGAAAATAATTAAAGATACTATTCAAGGTGATAGAGACTCCTTAATAGCTGCTGAAACCAGTTTTGATGAAGTTCTTAAACAACTACCTGAAGAATATAAAGAAAGCTTTGCAGAAAGATTTGTGCAAGATTTAGAAGATATTCGTGGCAGTAAGTATTCTAAAGAACCAGTATCCGATATAGGAAACCCTCAGAATGTAAATAGGGGGCGTTCTCTATCTAAGGCAATAAGAGATGCTAGAAAGTATAACGAAATTAAAAATGCTACTACTTTAGATGCTTTGCCAAAGAGACTTCAAAGAATCGTAAGAGAGCACTTAACTCCTGAAGAATTCACGGATTTCTTAGAAGGAAGAGCAACTTTAGGAGAAGTTAGGCAGTACGTTAATGAAGTAGCTCAATACGAAAGAGACCTTAAATTTAAACCCCAAATAGCTGAAGATGCTATTACAGGTAAACCTGTAGAGGTTGATTTGCGTAATACTCGTTTTGAAATTCCTGAAGAAAATTTAGATGCTTTAGCTGCTAGGGCATTAGATGACCCTGTGGCTAAGGAATTCTATGATAGCTATATGTTAGCTAAAGAAGGGAAATTACAACGTATATCTCACGGATTAGCTGAAGTTAATCATCAAGGAGTAATTCCGCCTAGTAAAGGGAAAATTAACGCAGCAGACCAAAGATTTAACGAAAGAATCTATGGTAATGCTAGAGCTGAAGATATTGCTAAGGAATGGACTGCTCCAGACGAGATGTTAAACAGAGCTGTTAGAGGGCTTATCAGAGATAAACAAATAAATAAATTCTTTGATGAGTACACAACAACGGGTAAACCAATTATGAGTAAAGTAGCTACTCCTGAAGATATCAGATATGTATCAAGAGAAACTTTAGGTAATTCTACAAAACTCAAAAACTTAAATAATGAAGGTGTAATATTAAAAAATATTCCTGAAGGGGTAAATCCTACAGATTATATAGCTATAGATAAGTACACTTTACAAGCCTTTAAAGATTTGTTTTATCCTAACCAATCACCTTACTTCAAAGTACCGGCTTGGTTAAAGGATTTAACTTCAAACTTTAAACAAGGATTGATATCAAGTGGTATATACTTGGGTGGAAACTTCTTTGGTGGTTTACATTCATTTATTACTAATTCTAATTTAAGAATGTTTGAGGATATATCTGATGCTATAAAAACAAAAGGTGGTTTAATCAAACAGTTAGGAACTTACAGAGAAAAACCTACATTATTAGATACTTCTTTAAGATTCAGAAGTGATAAAACTCCTCTTGGAGAAATTACCGAAAAAGCTCTTAAAGGGGGTAAGACTCTAAATGTATGGACTGGTACTAATCTTGTTAGAACTGCTGATGCTTTCTTACAAAATGTATTTGCGGAGTTAGATGCTCACGCAGCATTTAGAAAAGCTGGTGTACCATTCGAAAATAGAAATATGGAATGGGTTAAGAATAATATGTCTAAAGAACAAATTTACAATATTCTTAATGATGTTGAAAAAGCAGCTATGATATACGGTGATATGACATTAATGCCTAAATGGTTAATTGATTTAGGTGAAACTGTAAGCCCATTCATTAGATGGGTAGACCAGGCTACGCAATCATCATACTGGCTTATGAAACATAACCCTGTAGCTTACGCCTACACTCAAGGAGCTGTATTAGGCGGTTGGGCCTGGGATAGAAACAAGGCTTTAGCTGAAGGTTTAGATATTTCCAACCCATTACACGGCAAGATATACAGAGTTGATAAAAATGGTAACAATAAAGTTACTGAAACCGAAATAGTACCTATCCTAACATCTATTAAAGCTAGTGCAGAACCTGAAAGATATCTTGAAAAGTTTGGAACTAACGCTACTATTCAATGGGCTATAGACAACTTTAGCGCTAAAGATAAGTACGGTAGAATCAAAGAGAGAAGTGATTGGAAAGATATCACTCCGGACTTTAGAAAACAAGTAAGATACAAAGATGGTATAATAGATGATAATGCTGAAATAGATGAAATGATAGCAAGTTTTGCTAGAGGTGTTCCAGGTGTAGGTTGGTTAAATAAGACAGCTATACCTGCTGCATACAATGCAATGGGTAAAGAAGTATATCAACCGTATAATGACCAAATCTTTGCTTCTCCTCACGGTAATCCTAATAAACCTTATGGAACTGAAGAAATAGGTGCTAGATTAAAAACTGAATATACACACGATATAAGACCTGGAGTTGATACTCCTATGGATGTAGGTAGTTTGAGTAAGCTAAATATTCAAGCTCAAAAGAGAAGAAGTAAAGCCGAAGTAGCAGCTGAACAAGCTAAAAAGCTTAGAGGGAGGGAATAATTTATGACAGACATTCCACATTTTGATGTAAGTAATATTCAATGGCACGATGACCAAGGCCATATCTTTAAAGATAAGCTAATTGAAGTATTCAACGCAATCGAAGAGAAAATAAATTTTATTTCTTCTTATCAATTTGGAGATACCGAAAAGATTGATATTAGTTCTGTAGTATATCCAGATGTAGAAGAGCAAGATGTAATTGACGGAAATGATAAAATTATAAATTTTAAAAGTTTTGTTCAACTTACTAACTTGCCTTATTTCCCTCTAGAAGTTATTACGGATGGTAATGTTAAAGTAATATCAGTTAAGTTTATAGATTCAAACTATGAACTTGTAGAAGCTAAACCAGAAGGAGGTATTATAGCTACTACTGAATATCCATTCATACATATAAATGATGATGGTACCTTAGGTAGATACTCAACCTTCCAAGAATACAAAGAATTAGTAGCTTGTCTTAAAGATAACACTTTAATAACCGGAGGTTTAAAAATTCCTGGTAATATAAACTTCTTAAAGATATTAGCGCATCAAGCTAAAAATAGTATTTCTAATACGGTTAATCTTGATGATGGTAAAAGCCAAAGATACGGAGAAGGATTTACTTTAGGTGGTGGTATAGGTAGCAAAAACGGTTATAATAAAAACCATATCACCTATACAGACATCTTTAGAAATAATTCCGGTATAAGGTCTGAAAACTGGAAAGAATCAGAACAGGAGGAAGAATAATATGACTTATCAATATTTTAACAGTTCTCTATTAGCTTTTGGTTTAAATATAACTAATGTATTTAAGTCTTTAGGTAAAAAACTAGATGATGCTTATGTAAATTTAGATAGAGCTAAAGCGATTCTTCAATATAACAATACCTTTAACGGTAAAAATTATATGATACCAGAACCGACATCTCCAGGTAGTCCTTGTAGAAGCGCTGAGATATTTAGCGTATTATCACTTACTCCGTGTTTAATAAATGAAATAAGCTACAATGAAGGAATATTCAAGATTGATATGATTCTATTTAATACTTCTACTAACAAACTAACTCATTTAACTGGTCAAAGGGATGTAAGTAACATTAATAATCCTAAAGGCTATGCTTGCTATCAAGAGTCTACAAACGTCAATACTCCTAACAAATCTATTACTTTTGTATCTGAAGATAGCTATGAGAGTGATACTAACACTAGGAAAGCTTTATTTAGGTATATAATAGAAAAAGATACAGGAATAATTAACATTGATAGAATAGCTTCTAATATAGGATTCCCTATTTATCCTAGTTGCAAGACGGGCCATTATTACGATATTAATGTAGAGGAAGTAGAAGATGGAACTGCTACAGGTTATCAAGCTCTTATTGGAGTGACTAACTTAAAAAGTAAAGACCATCAAATTCAACTTACAGATGACAAAGGAAATACGTCTATCATACAGCGACAAGATTTTCCATATAACACAGACCATCAATTACAAGTAGGAGGAGTAGCTTATTGCTTCCCTACAGAAAAAGTTGAAATTAAAGTGGGTACAGGTAAAGTTTACAGAATAAATTATATCTCTGGAAGGAGGGGATTAACTAATGAGTAGTTTTGAAAAAGATACTAAAAAGCTCATAGGTAAGGTAAAAATAGCTGATGTGCAAGCTGAGATAGATAGATTAGTTGCAGGAATAAATGAAGCAATTGATATTATCAATGAAGTAAATAGTTCGGCTACAAGCATAGACCCTGCAAAGGGCTCTACAACAATATCCTCTTCTGATTATACCTTAACTTGTGGAGGTTTTAAGAAAATATTGTCTACTTATAGTGGTAAATTCCTTGTTAAGCCTATTGCTGTTAATATGCTTGATAATATTATTACTTTCTCTGCCTTATTTGTTCACGATTCCTATATTGAAAAAATTAGTAGCACGACAACAAGTAATGGCTCAGCTCTAACCGAGTTAAAGTTTGATGATGGTGGTACTGAAAGGCACGCAGCTTATCTTGACTGGATGAGAGGAGAAACTATACTTAATACAACTCCAGATAACATATTCTTCAATCCGGATAATATCCCAGTAGTTAAGTTAAGAGATAATGCTTTCCCTGTTAAGGATAAAATAAATATTCCAGATGATAGAGCATTCTTCCTGTGTCCTATGGCTGCTAAGAAAGGTGCTAGAAGTAATAGTACAACTAAATTAGCTAATACTATTATATACCGTAGATATATAAATACTGGAGATGTGGGACAACACTCTCAAACGTTGTACTCGCACAATCCGATATTTATACCTAATGGAGCTCAAAATAAGATAACTTTTGAGAATAGCAATAGTGGAGCTAGTATTCATAAAAGTGTAGACTTTACTGTAGAATAAATTTTAAAATAAAGCTTGACTTTCTATTTTTTTTATGTATTATATATAGTATATAATACATTTTTTTTGCTATTTTTATTTAATAAAGGAGGAAATATATATATGTCAACTTTAGACAATCAGCTCTATATTGATGCTGTTATCGTCAAGGGGATAGGTCGTACTCTTACTGTGTCTATAAAACACAAGAATGAATCGGGAGATGATTTTGAAGCTTTTGATTTAAGACCTTATGAAATTAGATTCAGAGTTTTAGGAAGTGCGGATGGCGATGGAGTTATTCTTATAGAGAAGATTATAGCAGAGGACACTGACGAAAGTACTATTGGAAGGATTACTAATGGAGAGGGAGGAGAGTTTAGCTTCACTATAACTGCTGATGATACTCACTTCTTAGGATTGGGAGGTAAACCTATTACCTTAGAACTTTTAAATCAGGAAACTCGCGAGCTAGTATACAATCTTACTGAAGGAGGGGTAGCTCAGGGAGAGTTCAGTAAGATAACTATTGTAAGACCTTAATCCATAATCAAGAAAGGAAATTTAATGGACTTTAATTATTTTTTAAATCGTCAAGGTGCGAAAGGCGATAAAGGGGATAAAGGTGATAAAGGAGATAAAGGTAATACCCCTACCTTCTCTACAGGTATGAATACTCCCACTATCTATACTTTAATTATAGATATGGGTGATGGTAATACCTTTGAAACCGGAAACCTTAAATATCCTATGAGAGATGACTCTGGTAGTGTATTAAAATATGACAGAGAAAATAGCACTGTAGCTATTGGAAAAATTACCTCTGATGATATGGAGGACGGAGTAATTGGCGATGGTACTATCACTATTACTCAAGGCGGAGTTACTAAAGGTACCTTTAGCGTAAACCAATCTGAAAATAAAACTATTAACCTAGATGCAGGTAGTTTTACTCCGACTAATATGGTAACTACTAATACTCCTCAAACTATAACAGCTACAAAAGTCTTCGCTAATGGGATTCAATTTTCTGAAGGAAACACTTACCGTTTTTATCAATACAGTGGTGGTACTCCTATTACAGTAGTTGGCGGAGGCTATAGTAATGTACAATTTACCTCTAGTGATATATCTGTATCTGGCGGAAGCAATGTCAGATTACTTATTGACGGTAGCTATGGCTTTACCTCTTTATATGGCAGCGAAGGGTTATTGATAAAAACTAGAGAAGTAGATAGTGTTGCAAAAAATTATTTACAAACTTACGGAAGTACAATAGATGATAAAATTTATAGGTATGTAAGTGGAGACCCTTCAACACCTGGCACATTGACTAATTTTTTATTAGAAAGTGATATGTTAGATGGTACAACCATACAATATAATTCTACGTCTGGTAAAGTGGAAGTTATCGGTGGTGGCAGCGGTAGTAGTATTATTAAGAAAACTCTTACTCAAGCTTCTGCTAATATATCTGAGTCTTCTGGTACTGTAACAGTTACCGATAGTGATGTAACAACGAATACGCTAGTTACTCTATATCCAGGAGATACTACGACTGAAACTTGGTTAAGTAATAATATGACGTCTAATATCATTACTGAAGGAACTGGTAGTTTTACTTTTAATATAACTGACTCATTACCATCAACATTCTCTATATATTACACTATACAGGGAGTAATTTAATATGGGTTACATCAATGTTAGTAAAAAAACAAAAATTGCATTACCTAGTGATGCTATATTAGGTACGGATAATTGTATGGTGCAAAATGGTGTATTATGTATGTATAACGGAGATAGGTCATTACCGAACTCTGGAATAGCATATCCAATATCTACATTAGAGTTTAGCTCAGTAGGAGATACTTTTGAGTTAATAATGCCATATATAGCATACGGTAATAGTGGCTCTTATGATAGAACATTATTTGCTCTTGCAGATTCTACAGCTCCTACTGTTGGGATAAAAAGGCTAAATATAGATAATTATAATAATCAGTGGAGATTAGTTTGTAGGGACGTAAATGGTAGCCTAACAACAGCCCAAATTTCAAATGCGTCACCACTTAGTAACGAATTTAAGTATATAAAATTCGTCATAGAGAAGATGAGCAGTACAGAGTCACGCATTCGTGCTTATACGAGTCAAGATAATATTACGTACTCATATTTAGGAGATGCTCCTATTTATAATATTGATATTCTAGACTTAAATACTTTAGTATTAGGTAATGCTAGAGTGGCGGGAGATGTTTTCGGAACGGTTGGACCTAATGCTTCGATAGACTTAACTAACTGCTCAGTAAAATATAATTCTCAGAAATTAAGAGATTTTGTAGTGTAATAAGGAGGAATTTATAATGGGATGTAAAGGAAGAAAAGGCAAGAAATAATAAAAGTAACTTATACCTTATAGTTGGAGGGATACCCCTCCTTCTATAAGTGTTCGATATATACAAAGAAAGGAAATTGAGTAAATGGCAAACCCAAAAATAAGATTAAGAAGAGGTACAACTTCACAAGTAACTAGTTATGCATCAAACGCAGTAGCAGGCGAGATTGTAATTGATACACAAGTGCCTAGATTATATTTCTGTGCTCCTGATGGAACTCTGGTAGGAGTGGCTAACTACTCTGAATTAAGTGGAGGTGGAACTGGAGCTGATATAGTTCTTACAGGATATTCTATAGCTAGTACAGCAGCAGCTGTAGCAGCTACAGATACTATAAACCAAGGTATTGGGAAATTAGAAAAAAGAGTTTCTGACTTAGAAACTACAATTGATGGAGGAACACTTACCTAATGGCTAATCCGAGGATTAAGTTAGCAAGATTTGATGACTCTACATTTGAATATGTTCCAGGCTATAGTCAACAAGCGGGAGAGGTATTATTAGGAACAGCAAAGAAAAAATTATATGTTAAATTCGATGATAATAATTCTGATGTCACAGGAGACCTTATAGAAAGTGCTTATATTTATGGAGCAGCTGCTGATACTAGCGCTGGAACGGATGCTATGGATGGATGGCTTAGTCATTGGAACAATTCCAACGACCAAGACTTATTTATTCGAATACTTTCTAAACATTTCACTTTCAGTTCTACCTCAAGTGGTACTGCTAAAGATGTTACATTTTTATTAGAAGGATTTGGTGATAAAAATCCCCCTACAGTGTTCCCGATGACGACACATAGTAGATGTGGAGTTTATACGAAATCCGTTGAACTGTACGACCCCATAAATTGTATATGGAGAGTTACTCTTACAGTAAGAGTTTTAACTGGTAGTGCAGTAACCGCTATAGATACAAGAATGTTAATTGTAGGAAACGGGGAGTGGAACAATGTTAATACTGACTAAATTAGAACCCCCTTATAATGGTAAAGAATTAGTTGAATTTTATAACAAATACTCTTGTATGGGATATATATTAGAAAAGGATGAGAATGGAACTATTTTTGTTTATTCGGAAGAAAATGAAGAACAACATAGAAAAGAAGAAATAGGGATGTTATATATGACGAGGTTAGACTTTATCAAAGCCCTTGAAAGTATAGGAATATCTTGGATGGCAATAAAAGGATTGATGGAACAATATCCGGACGTAGAGAAAGAATTGATGTTGTGTTCTAATGTCTATAGGAACAATCCTTTAATCGACCAATTTGCTAAAAATTTCAATGTAACTTCTGAGCAATTGGATAATTTATTTATACAAAAATGTGGGAGAGAGGATTTATTAGAACATTAAATCTGAGGGCACTCAGTGCCTCGAGAAGGGGAGTTTGGTATAGTTCCTTTATATTTTATCATAAATTAAATAAAAATTGAATACAAGGCAAATAAATGAGGTTTTAGATGGTTGAGTATAATCAACTAGATTTATTTAAAAATACAAATAAGGATAATACTGAAATCTTATCTAATATAAACAGGAGAGAAAGACAGATTTTAGTACACAGTTACTTATACTATGAACTAGGGGAAAATTTAATATCCGATTTTGAATATGATAGAATAGGGAAAGATTTAGCTCAGCTTAAAGTATTACACCCAGAAATATTCAAACAGAGTAAATACTACAATGAATTTAAGAACTTTGGGGAGGATGACGGCCCTGGTTGTATTTGTACTAGCGCTTATGACATTCCGCATAATCAACCTGAGACTATAGATAACGCATTTAAAATTTTGAGATATTACCAGCTAAAAGTTAAAGAAGGAGGTGTAATATGATTACTGCAACATTTATTTTTAGTTTATTAAACTTGATAGGCCTACTAATATGTGCTATTGTTTACTTTAGAGAGAGGTTTATTATAGTATCTATCGAAGAATGGAATGAACTAGCTACAATATATAACAAAGTAGTAACCGCAGGTATAATTGATGAAGAAGGTAATCTTGTTGCACAAGAACTCCCAGGAGGACAAGGCTTTTTCAAAGATGCTTTAGAAGAAGAATATTATGAAGAAGAAGAGGAATAAGACATATGGATAATACGAATAATATTGAAAATTTAGAAAAAGATAGAGTGTTTATGAAAATATTCTATGATATATTAGAGGATTCCGAATTAGATGTATTAGATGCAGCCATTTATGGTATTATATATTCATTTAATTCGAACGGTAAACCTTGCTGCTATTCACAAGGACACTTAGCTAAAATATTGAAGATAGGTAGAACGAGTCTGAATAAACGTATAAATAGGTTAGTTAAAAAAGGATGGCTTTCTACAGAAGATTATTTACCCGGAGGAATAGTTAGGTATAAAATTACATAGCCTGTTCAAAATCTGAACAGGGGTTGTTCAAAAATTAAACAGGGGTTGTTCAAATTCTGAACACATATAATATAAGTATTAGATAAGAATTATATATGTACCTATTTATATATACAAGATATTTGCATTTGCAAATAATCTTGTGATAAGGTAGTTTACTACCTTATATGAGAAGAATATAGTACAATCGAATGAATGAGATTGTACACGTTTATTTATTATATAATATAATATATACTATATCTAATATAATATAATATATAGTACACGTTTATCTTTAGATAAACATATAATATATATATCTAATAATATATACTCTTTATATATAGTACACGTTTTATTTTAATTAGTACTATTATATAATAGATATATACTAAAGTATATACTAAATATACATCTATATTGTACACTAATTGAAAGGGATTCGTGATTTTTGTCACGATTAAATCGAGAAAATTCATAAAATAGCAAATTTTGAATCTCATATTTGTAATTTTGCAATATGGGATATCCGTGCATAAGGTAATATCCTCCCAGAGAGCCGGGAGATAAGAGGGGAGGCTATTCCAGGTTATACCCCCTATAAAATTCGTGATAAATTTCACAAATAAATAAAAGCTCAATTTTTCCAAAATATACATTTAATGCATTTTAATACATTTGTAAACTATTACTTATTACTTTGAAATATTTTGAAATAATTAGTTAAATATATTCATTTATCAATTTAAAAGGAATCAATATGATATATAGTTTATATAATAAGATATATAATAGATATATAATACTGATTAAACAAATAAAACGTGTGCAAGGATATATATTTTATATATTATATTCTATACTTTATTATATATGATTATTCTATAAATATTTTATAAGGTAAGAATCTTATAATAATATAATATAATAATAAATAAAAACGTGTACAAGATATCTTTATATTATATAATTCTTTAGTATTATTTTATTAACTCAATAAATAGTTCTAAAGTATTATATAAAAATAATCCTTTTGGGTGATGTATTTTATTTTATTATATGTCATAATAATAATATAAGAAAGGATAAAACGAAAATGAAAAACGAAGTAAAACAAAATGAATCTTTAATTAGTTATTTAAAAAGTATTATTAGTAAGAAAGATTTAACAACCAAGCTATTTAAATATTATAAAAATAGTTTGATGAGTTATTCGGAGTTTACTCAAATTAAAATAAGTATTTATAATGATACTTTATCAGACTATCAATTTATATCATTACTTAATTTAAAATAATTGTAAAGATATGTAACAAATAAATATAAAAGTGTAATTTTTTAAAATATTTGGGTATAATATAAATATAAGATGTAAGATAAAACAAAAATGAAAGGATTTAAAATTATGGCATTTATGAAATTAAATATTGAAGGACTTTACAACAGTTTACAACCAATTAAACCTAACTTTGAACCAATTAAAAAAGAATTAAAGGGCAATGATTATTTAAAATTATACGGAGCTTTAGCAATTATATTTGAACACAATAGGGAAAACTTCGAAAATTATTACGGCTTAGAAAAACATAATCCTACCGAAAGTGCATCTATTTGTTCTGACGAATTATGTCTTTGGGACTTTGAAGGATACGAACTAAATGAAAGATATAATTTAAAATCATTATATCTAAACCAATACGATTGTGTTATGATGAGCGTTTACGATAATAAAAAAGATAGATTTATTGATTTTGTAGCATAATAAAAGAAAGGATTTAAAAATGAAAGAATTAACAAATTTGCAAAAAGCAGTTATTAAACAAATGTCTGATATTGAATGTAATTATTTAGAGGATGTAGAAACCTATGTATTAGAAGAATTGCAAGGGGCTTTAGAATGTAGCTGTGGAGCTGCCGGGGGGTTTGATGGTTTTATTTGGTACTCTGACACAGTTGATTTTTTTGACAGAAACAAAGATTTAATTTTTGATTTAGCCAAAGAAGAATGTGAAGGTATTTATGGGAATGATGATATATTTTCGATGTTTCACAGTTTCAACAGCTTAAAAGATTTATCAATTACTGATATAGTTGAAGCTATTTATACATCTGATTCAGAATATGAAACAACAGTAAAAAATAGCCTTGCGTGGTATGCACTGGAGAAAGTTGCTTATTATTTAGAGGAAGACATAAAAAATGAATTAAATAGACGTGAAGAAGAAACAATAGAAGAATAACAACAAAAGGAAGGATAAAATAACTATGACAAAAATTAAAGGAAAATTACCTAATAATAAAATGCAAGTAACTAATCAAGGATATTATACCGACGGGGCAATAGCCTTATTAAATGACTATGTAAAAGCTTATGACAAGACAGTGAATAGCGCAATTCAATTTAACAAAGATTATGGAGTAAGTAATAAAATTGAAATGCAAAACTTGCCGGATATTAAAAAGTTAATTGAAAGTGCAATGAGATATTTCGTAAGCTTACAAAACAGTGAAGATGGATTTTATTATTTAGCAAATACACATTTAAAAATAGTGCTAAAAGAAACTTTAGCAACTGTATTTTATAACGAGCCTACAAAAAGTTATATATTTATTGATAGTAAATATACTGATTATTTAGAGCAATTTTATTTTAAATATGTAAAACTAAACACTTGGGAATATTCACAAATTGGTATTATAGACAGTCAAGGCGTATTAGTTGGGATTGTTATGCCAATGGCTAACGTACAAAGTAAATACTTAATTAAGATGTGATATAAAATAGAAAGGAATTTATATGGATTTATCTTTAATACCTAAAAATAGTTTGATAGAGTCTATAAAATTTATTAACTCAATATTATTAGAAAATTATACAAAAGATAATGGATTATGGAAAACAAATTATAGAATAATTACTTCTGTAAGGAATGGAATTACTATTAATGTTGATTCGTGGAATAATAGAATAAGTATATCAATAATTGGAAAGGATAAATAAAATGAATGAATTACTAGAAAACATTAACAAGATGGAATATGAAATAGATGATAAACAAATACAAAACGAATTGTTTCACAAACAAGTTATTAAAGATTGTGACAATTTAGACAAGGCTATATTATTAGAATTATATTTTAATAGTTAATGGTACAATAATAATCTTTCGCTTTGGATTATTAAAAGAGGTGAGCTTTATATATTTTTTTTAACGATGATGTATTAATAAAAATAGAAAGGATAAATAAAATGACTACACTAGCAAAAATAAAAAGACGTGGAGCTAACGAATATACAGAGTATGTAATATCTGAATTCTATATAAATAGTAAACGAGTAACCAGAAAATTTTTTCACTTAGTATCAACATATTATTATAGAAAATATTTAAGCGGTTTTTATTCTAGAGAAGTTAAACAAACATCAGGATATTTACAAATAAAATACTTAGTAAAGTAAATAGTTAAAACGAAAGGAGTAATGATGACAACAAACAAAATAACAAAAATTATTTTACATTGGACGGCAGGGGGGTACTCTCCTAATGCAACAGACTTAGAACACTATCACTATTTGATAGATAAGGACGGAAAGGTACATAATGGTAAATACAAACCAGAGGATAATCTAAATTGTTATGATGGTAAATATGCAGCTCATTGCGGAGGCGGAAACACCGGAACTATCGGAATAGCCTTGTGTGGTATGGCAGGATATAGGAACTCAAGTAAACCAGGTTACTGCTTTATAACTAGAAAACAATGCGAGGCTATGTTTAAGTTAAGTGCAGAACTTTTGAGAAGATACTCTCTCCCCCTGGATACTACTTCTTTAAAAACGCACGCCGAGTTCGGGAGAGAAAATCCAAAGACAACAAGCAACGGGAAAATAGACATTACCGCCCTTCCTCCTTGCTATGATTTAGAAGTAACAAAAGCGGTAATAAATGCAAGCGATAAAGCGCACGGATATGGAAATGTTATAAGGAGTCGCGTCAAATGGTATTATCAGAAATTGCAATAATAATTTTATTAGCAGCTATAACAGTATTTGTAACTAAAATAATATAAGGAATATTAAAATGGAAAACAAAATAGAATCAACAAAAGATAAAATGCAATACGTACAACAGATGTGTAATAAATATTTGCCAATTGCTGCTCGTAGAGCACAGAAATTTAATTTACTAGAAAAAGGATATACCCAAAACGATTTATATAATGATATGTTTTTATATTTTTCAAAGGTAAATAATCTAGAAAAGAAATCTAATAAGTTAATCTATTTTGAATTAAATAAACTACTCTGGGCCATTTCTTACAATCAAGGCAAACTTGCTTATAAAAATTATAGTTATAGTGTACGCATACGCAAAACGACTCAACAAAAAAATATATTAAGCTTAGATGAACCCATCAGTACCAGTGAAGAAGAAAAAATCCCGATGATAGATTTAATACCTTGTAAATTAAAAGATGATAGCATTGACTATAAAAATTATCTAAGTCATATCGTAAATAAGGTTTTAGCAAGCGGACAAATAAATGATAGCAAAGTTCTATCAAAGGAGAATTATATAAAAGCATTAGAAGCTATTAACTTATATGCTAATGACAAGATTGAATATTCTGAACTGAAACCGTTCTTAAATAAAAATGTTAAGATGAGACTACAGCGGGCGGTTAAAAAAATGTTTAATAATATACAAGAGTTAGAATACATCGTAAAAGAAAGGACAATAAGATGAACTTTGATTATGTAATAACACAAAATATAGATTATATAGATATGCGTAATATCTGGGGTATAGAATGTACCGACACTAAATTACATAGGGCGATTATGTTAAGACTTAAAGATAGTATCTTATCTGAAATAGATACAGTAAAGATAACAAATGGATGTGGAATCTTGATTGAAAGTTCTGATGATATAGATTATAGTTGGTTTATTGAAAAAATTGTAGATAAAACTATTAAATCAATTAAAATTCTTGAGGAATGTTTCAATGTAAAATGTTCAGACAATATACCAGAACTTGAAAGGATTATATAATGGAATATGATTTTTATTATGCCAGATGTAAATGCGCAGTATTAGCACAGGTAAAATATGGAATCTTAAAAGATGAAATAGTTAAATTTACTATTGAAAGGTATTTGCCATTTAAAGATTATGGTGTACAATCTCCGGAAGGGTGGGAGTTTGAAATAGATGATAGCTCATTATTTGATGAAACTTCTTATGACTATGTAACTTTGCACGATTTAAAGTTAATACGAGCTAAGGAAGATGTAGATATTAATCCTAGAACTTTAATGTTGGGTAAGATATTTCAAGCTAATGTAATTGATATTGATACTACAGATACAACAGATTTATTAGAAAAGGAGGATTCTGACAATGATTAACACTTATAGATTTGAACTAAATAGAATAAATAAAGAAGCTGAATATATAGTCAATAAACATAAAGTAAACTCTGGTGTATTCACTATGCTTTATTCAAAAATAATGGAACATCCTAAATACAGAAGAGACTATACTGCAACACATACATTTGAAAAGGATGGTTTTGTTAGAAAAGATATAGCTAACGTATATATCTTAGTAGCGGAGCAATAACGATGATAACGGAAGATAAAGAAAAAATTAGACACTGCTGGGTTATATTAAAATATTTAAGAAAGGAATAATAATGATAGTTAAATGGGAATATAAATATATCTTATCAAAACGCAATGGTAAAGATTGTTCTGTATGGATTGAATTAAGAGATTCTTATGACGAAGTAATCTTTAAATCTTCAGTGCATAAGATATCATTAAATGTTTACAGAATTTTTAGACTAAAAGATTATTTAAGAAACAGTCTATATATCTAAGAAAGGAAATTATATTGAACAAGTGTAAGGATAAAAACGACGAAATAATAATAGATTTCTTAAAAAAATATAGAATTACTATAGTTGATAGAGTTCATAAAAGACTAAAAAACGTAGTGTACACAAATGTAGTAACCGATGATGAGATACTTGACGAGTTTTATATTCAAAGCTCATATCTTTTAAAGTATGACCATTCTAATATTAGCCTTGTTTCGTTATTCTTAACTCGTGCTATTGCTGCTACGGTTAACGTTCTTATTTGCAACTCGCATAAGAGCTTGCTCAAGCTACCAAAAAATTTTTATTATTACTATCACGGAGAGTTTTTTAATAAGTTTAATGTACAAGAATATAAGAGTCTATATCAAAAACCTAAAGGCTTTGAAGGCGACCGCACTACTTATAGTGACCTTATATCGGATAATAAAAACACAATAGAGCAATTTGAAAATAGTATTGATAGTAGAAGGCTTTTAAAAAAGATATATTACACAGTGAAGAATCACCCTAAGTTAACAGACCAAGATAAAATTATATTTTATTTAAGAGCATTTAAAGGAATAACTTGCGATAATGTGTGTAAGATATTTGGATGTAGTATTACTAACGTATCTCAAAAATATTTAAAAGTACTAAAGTATATTAGACTAAAAATAAAAGAGAAAGGAATCAAATTATGAAAGAATTTTTAACAACAATAGCTGTACTAACAATAGCTTTATTGTTTTGTTTAGCGCAGGATGCTAAGGGCGCAGTTGTTTATTCACATAGCAATGAGCAGTTCGAACCAGTAATGGAATTAAAAGAATTACAAAGTATAGAAACCTGGCAACAACCAACTACTCAATATACTCCAAAGAATTTAAGGACGCAATATCAAATAAGATTTAATGGTAAAATGGATAAAGGTGTTGGAAGTTATACGATGCCAATAACAGATTATGATACTTATATAAATACTATAAGTAAAGATGAAGAAACGGGCAAGATGTATGTACACGATAATGCCGGAAGAAAAATCTTAACTGGTATTGATAATTCCAGACAAATAGAAAATATTGAAAAGAGCGTGACAAACAAGACAAATTTACTTGAGAAAAACGTAAACAGAAAAATAAATAATTTGAGCGAGAGACTCTCGGACACTCACTCTCAAATCTCAAAGCTCGACGGTAAAATCGAGTCTGGTTTAGCAACCGTTACAGCACTAACCGGATTACACCCCAACCCTAGAAGTGATGAAAAATTGGAAGTGTCTGTGGCCAGTGGGATGTACGCTGATAATGTAGCCGGGGCTATAGGCCTATTCTATCATCCTCATAATAGGGTACAATTAAATGCAGGATTTTCTTACGGTGGAGATTCACAATTTGCTGGAAATGTTGGTATTACTTTTGGAATAGGGAGAAGAAAATAAATGACAATGTTTAGTGATTATTATTATATAATGACGGAAAATAATGTTGGGCAATTTAATTGTTTATTGTCTTATAAAAATATAGAAAGAGCGAAACAGCACGCAAAACAATTATCAGAACAACTTAATATAACTTGTTTAATAGTTAAACCTGTTGCTAAAGTAACATCAAATACACAATGGACGGTTGAGGATTTAAACTAAGAAAGGAGAAAACAAATGAACGAACAGGATAAAAGACTTATTGATTTTGATAAAGATGGAAAAGATTATTTTATATCGGAGCAGGAAGAAATAACACGCTTAAAACAAGAAAATGACCAATTAAAAAAAGAAAATAAAGTAAATTTAAGCAGGTCACTTGATTTAAACAAAGAATTGCAGCAACTTACGAATGAAAACGCAGAACTCAAAGCCAAGAATGAACGGCTGAAAAAGGAAAATGAAATTATTACAGGTATGCACAATAGTTCAAGCAATAGGTTTAATAAGTTATATAACATCTTGCAAGAGATAAGAAATAATTGCGCAGAAATTTTAGCAACTATCGAAGAAGAAGGAAAACCTAATCGTTCAATCGTAGATACGATATGGTGTAAAAATATTCCTTGTTGTACTTTATGGGAGTTAGTTGAAGGAATGCAAAACAAAATCAATGAGGTGTTAAATGAACGATAGATTTAAGTTTAGAGCTTGGGATAAAGAACAAAATAAAATGTTTTATAATGCTCAAATGACTTATGACTATCCTCTAGTTTCTGATGCTTGTGAAGCTGATAGTTTTGGTACTGTTTTAGAAGATAATAATATGATTGTTATGCAATGTATAGGCTTAAAAGACAAGAATGGCAAGCTAATATTCGAAGGGGATATTTTAAAAGACAAATACGGAGCATTACACCCTATTAGCTGGAATATAAAAGGTTTTTACGAGGCTGATACTTTCGCAGTTGCAGGATTTTATAATGCTATTCAGGAAGATATGGAAGTAATCGGCAATGTATACGAAAATAAGGAGCTATTAGAATGTCAGAAATAGGAAAACTTATAGATTTTTATAAGGAGGCGTAATGACAATAATAAACGGAATTATAGGCTTAGGTTTACTAATACTTTATAAGATAAGTTTAATCTTTTAATATAGGAGGAATTATAATATGTTTTACATTTTTAAAATTACAAAGTCAGGATTAAAGTATATCGGAGATTCTAAAATACAGGAATTTAAGAGAAATATGTTATACTTAACTAAAGATGAGATAAGTAAAATATCTCCGGAAGTAATAAGTAATATAAAAGATTTAAAAGGAATTGTATAATGGAACTACTTAATATATATGATTTAGAGAAGTTATTTAAAGGTAAGAATGTTAAGTATAGTGGTTTCGGTTTACTATTCTGCTTTGGGACTTCAGTTGTGTCTAAGATTATAATGGCCAGGACTCAGCATTATAATTATGAACTAGTTCCTTCTCACGTAGCTATAATATACGGAGGATTCGTATTTGAAAGTACTACTGATGAAGTTCATATAGGTAATAAGTTTATAAAATCTGGAGTAAGAATGTGGTTGTTAAAAGATTTTATTCAAGCAGAGAAGAATAAGTTAACCAAGTATTTCTTTTATAAGATGGATAGGAATAAGTTTGATAGAGACACTATGCTAGATTGCTTGCATTTACCGTATGGGAAAATAACTATAATAGATTTTCTATTAAAAGATAGTTCAGAAGGTACGCATACTAATGGTTTAATATGTTCTCAATACGCCAATAAATGTACAAAATTAAGTAAACAAAGATGCCCAAGCCCGGCAGATTTGTACAGAATAGTTAAAGATTTAGAGGGGGATAAGTAATGGAAGGGCATAGAATACCTAATAAGATAGAATCAATTAATAAAGAGTGGTTTAATACGGGATGTATTCCTAAAACCCCTCCAGAATATATAAAAGATATAACTTTTGAAGATTTAGAAAGGAATAAATGATGGAAGAATTATTTTTGCGAACAACTGGAATAATTTCTTGGGTAATTTTAATATCTATATTTGGTCCTATTATATTACTTGGAGCTATACAATTTTTATTAGCCTGCTTCGCTATAGTATTTCACTTTATTATATGTATATTTAATCCAAAGTATTTAATAGATTTTTATACATCAACTGAAAATTATGATTATGAATAGTAAAGGGGTTAAATAATGAAAGATAAAATATTAACTGATACAGAGGCTTTATATTATCTCCGTAAAGAATTAGACAGAAGAACGACATTTTTGTGGAGAACACAATCAGGTGAGTTCGTAAATATTAAACATATAACAGATGACCATCTAATAAATATTATTAAACATTTAGAAAAGAAAAAGGCAGAACAAGAAAGAATGAATGAAGCTTTAGCTAGTTATCCATACGATATTTAAGAAAGGAGCAATGATGGAGAAGATGACAAAAGATAAAAGATTAACGCTTTCGCAATTATCAAGCATAAGAGACCAATTAGGTGAAGGTATTAGAAATGTAAGGCCTCAAAGATGGAAGACTATTTTTGGTAGATTAATCGAGAATGTGTATTTTAGATTAGCAATGGTATCTTATATAAAAAGTTATTATACTGAGGATATAATGGAAACAGATTTATTAATGTTTGACCTTTACGAAAAGCATAAAGGACATAACTCTTGAAGATTTAGAAAGGAATAATAAGATTAGGATTAAATAAAGTTTGACTTTTTTTAAAAAATATGTATTATATATAATATATACAAAAATGAAAGGAAATATTATAATGAAAAACATTAGTACGGGCTTTGGAATTAAAGAAGAATTCCTTAATGACCAGAACCAAATAGCCACCTGTAAAATTTTAGCTGAGAGAAAAGCGAAAGAAGCGATAGCTAAATTTATTACTGATGACTGGACTGGTGGAAAGATTACTATTGAGGAAGGTGAATGGATACAAGGAATATCTTATAAAGATAGTCCTAATGTTATGCCATTCCATAAAACATTTTATATTAAAAAGGAGGATAAATAATATGCAAAATTACAACAACAGACCTAAGACTCAACAACCAACAAGAGACGAGCAAGGAGAATTACACTGTCCTATATGTGGCTCTCCGCTTGTAATGAAGCAGGGGCAGTATGGAGATTTCTTAGGGTGTACCGGTTATGCAACCAACGGATGTACTTATAAGATATCTGCAAGTAAAGTAGCCGGAGCTATTCCAGAAAGCCAAGCTACTCCAGTTCAAAATAATAAAACTACTTCTACTTCTACTCCGGTAAAAACATATAAGAAGGCAGGCAATATAGACGACTTGCGTAGACATTTCGACGAAGTAAAAGCTATGTTCCAACCTGAAATAGATGCAGGATTCTTGAGCGGAGAAGACATAAGAGCTATGGCTATCCATCTTAATATGAATAAATAATTTAATGAGGGTAAATAATATTATGAATAATGAGCAAGATATATTAGAACAACTTAAAGAGATTAACATACTAATGAGGGTAAATAATATACTCTTGTCAAGATTTATTCTACAGATGCAGACAGTCAAGAAAATATTACACCTTCCTAAACTTGAGCCATTCTTTAAGTTTGAGCTATTGGATGAGGATTATAAAGAACTCATCCACGAGTTTGGAAGAGAAGATACAGATAAAGCATTATATTGGTTGGATAGACAACTGGTGAGAAATAAATTAAATTGCCCTCAGAATATTAAGAAGTACATAAGAAATAAACTAATTAAAAAGAATCAGAGAAGGGAATTAAAAGATGCCGAGGGAAAGGAAACCAAATGATAACCTTAAATACTTAACAAGGTGTCACTACTTCGGAAAGCTTGTTGACTGGGAATATGTTAATGAATCAATGGTATTAAAACTTCTTGTGTACACAGCTACTCAATACTATGGCAATAGTACTTACATAAGGATATATGTTCCTGATAATTACGAAAGACATTTAGCTGACAAGTTAATAACCGGAGATAATTACTTTGTAGTCGCATCTCCGTATAGGGTACACTTTAATAAGAAATATCCATATAGAGTAGACTTACTGTTAGATATATTTAAGCAATTGTAAGGAGTAATAAATTGGCTCGTAAGATAGATTTAGACAGGGGTAATGATAATTATTCTATGCTCATAGATTTAATAATGACGCTCTCTCCTGCACAGGCCCGTAAAGAGTATGAAGCTTTAAAAATTAAATATAGTAAAAGAGCGAGAGTTAAAATATATAATGAGCTCGGCCAAGAAGATAAAGAGAATGGTAAGATTAGATTAACCGAACATCAATATAAATCTTTACGGGTTAAATATGGTGACACTTATGTCAATAAAGCTTTTACTAGACTAACTGAATATATAAAATGGCTAGAAGAGAATCCAGATTACATAGGTAAAGATGGAAAGAGTGGAAGATATAAGCTTACTGAACTTAATAAGAGGTCACATAATAAAGAATTAAGTTATGGCGGATGGGTCTACAGAGAACTGAAACACCTAATCTGTGTACAAAATGGGTTAGAAGATATTGTAATCAATCCATTCTTAATAGAAGATTATTCAGTAGCAAGAAAATATGTAGAATCCCTCTCTCCAGAAATGAGAAAGATGCCAGATGTTATTTGGTTGGTCGAGAAGTTTCCAGAGCTTAACGACTTAATAGAATAAATTAGAAAGGACAATTGCAAATGAATAAAGTTAAAAGTATTGAAGTTGGAAATATAAACAGCTCAAACATAGAAAACGTAGGAGGTAAGGAAGAGTCTAATGCATTTGAGTTATGTTGTTGGATGTTATTTCTTATGATATTCGGATTTATTTTAGGACTTATAGTAGGAGTAAGTTTATAATGAATAAAATATTATTGAGATTAGCTTTATTTATATTATCATTAGTCAAACGATATCCTATAGGTTGTTTTGAAGATTACGGACTTTCTCAAGCAATAAATATTATCGAAAGTCTATATGGGCTAGAAAAAAGAATGAACATATTAGATATGAATAATCTATTAACCAATATAGACCCTGATTGGAATATCAAAAAGATATTTAAGCCAATATTAGAACAAATAAATAAAGAACATAAGCGAATACAAGACTCTAATAGATACGCTTTAATATTGCGAGAGTTACTCTATGCTTATAGAGAAGATGTATTAAAGGAAGAAACTAATGAATAAAATAGAAGAGCTAGAAAAATATATAGATTTTACAATAATAGGATTTTTAACAATAATGATAATTCCATTAATATTGGTTATAAGTTTATTTGCTTTGCCAGGATATATTATTTGTAAAGTATTTAAAATAGACCCTGATGATATAGTTAATATAAAGGATACCAATTATGAATGAGATAGAAAAACTATATAAGAATGCAGGAGCAGAACCATCTTATAGATTTTGTATAGGGTGTCCTTATTCTGCGAGTGGTGAATGTCCGCCTAGATGTCCTAGTCCACCATTCACAGCAGAGAAACAGATTGAGTTAATCGAGCGGTTAGCTAAAAATAAGTTCGTAGTTTATAACAATTTAGGCTGTTGGCACGTGGGTACTACCCAAACGTATAGCGAAGAATTAGGGATAGTGTGTAAACATAGTGCAATGAATATTGACTCATTTGACGAAGCGTTAGCAAAGCTTATAAACTCACTGTGGCAAGATTTAACAGATGAAGAAAAACAACAAATAAAGGAGATATTGAGTGTTTAAATTCTTATTTGGCAAGAGAAGAAAATTTCTAGATGTTCCCATAGAGAAAAGAGAAAAAGCTCATCGAATGTTAGACAATATTATTAATGAGCCTGATAACTTGTCATCTTTTATTATGACAGATAGTCTTAAGGAATATATACAAGGATTAAAAGCTGTATATGAATTTAAGGAGATATTAAATGACTAATAAAGATTGTTTTTATTGTAAGTACAGTTGCCCTATTAGTTATAATTGTGAAGAGTATCTGTGTAAACATCCAGAAAAAAACTCAGAAGGACTACCTCAGATAGTACAAGCTCCGGAAGAGAGAGATTGTAAGTGGTTTGTAAAAGACGAGGTAGAATAAATATAATATGGCTACTGTAGAAATTACAGAATATTATGTCGAATATTTTAAAAAGAGAGAAGGGTCGGACACTACTCTTTTAAGATACACTTCCAGGAATTTTGCAACCTTAGAAAGTGCACAACAATTTAGAGAATCGATGATATCCCAGGGGGCTATCAAGGCTGAGGTTATAACGCAAAGATTTTATTATGAAAAATAAAAAACAAGCATCTAAAAATGAAATAAATATAAACGATATTGAGCAGCAAGAGGATAAAGCTACCCTACTAACTCCAGTGCCAATACTCGATGGGTTAGAAGAAATAGAACATAATCTAAAATATCTAACGCAAACAGGAGAAATAAAGTTCTCATTAGAGATATTAGATGATGCTACAGGGTTTATCTTCCCGGGAAGTATAACACTTATCCTCGCTTGCCCTAATGTTGGTAAATCATTAATTGCACAAAGTGAAGCTTGTTCTATAGCCAAACAAGGAGAAAAGGTATTATTCTGTTCGTGTGAAATGTCTCCGGGCCAATTGATGTTAAGAGAATTAAAAAAGTGTATGGGGGTTAGTAATAAACAATTATTAGATGGCTATAAGAAGAATTCTAATAATGTATCTAAAGCTTTGAATAGATTTAAAGAAGACGAACAATTTAACTATCTTAATAATATTTTAATTCTAGATATATGTGACCAACATATAGATAATTTAATTAAGACATTTGATAACTATAAAGATTATAAGTATATAATAGTTGATTATGTACAATCACTCAAAGGTACAGGAGATGATGAACGTACTCAATTCAAAGATATTAGTAGAAAATTAAAGACTTATGCACTTAGGAATAACGTGAGTATAATAGCTTGTGGTCAGATTCCTAAGTCTAACGAAAACGAAAATAGAACTTCCAGAGAAGGTGTTAATTTTCAAAAGCTAAAGGCATTAGGCGCAGGTAACTGGGAACAGGATGCAGATTTAGCTATTAAAATGGTTGAAGAATTGGAAGGGAATCAAACTTATGTTTTAATTAACTTATCTAAAAATAGGTTAGGGGAATTAAAGAATGTTACTTATAAATATCAAAAAACTCCACGGCTAGAGTTTAAGTTAATATCGAAAGGTTATTAGTATGTATAATAAATTTTTGTATTCAGTAGCTACTCTAGTAGTTGGGAAATTTAGTAAGTATATAAAACAACTTATAACGTATGTGTACAATGAATACCGTATACTTATTTATGTTAGACCTATAATTAAGGAATATGAAATTTCAGTATACGATTTTGGTAACAAAAAAGGTATTAAGAAATGCAAAATAAAAAAAGAAGAACAACTAATGAAGTTAGTTAATGAGATAATAGCGAAGTATTCAATAAAGAGGGAGGATATTGGAAAAGATGACAAATGATAAAACACAGACAGAAAAGATTGAGAAGAAGGTAGTTACAGGAACTTTTAATTTTGTTGTAGACTTAAAAGATTTAGAGCGTATTAAAAAAAGCCCTAAATGCAAAGCTGCATTTATTCTTAAAAGCGAATTTATCAAAGCAATCCAAAGTATTGAATTACATACTAAAAAATAAAGTTTGACTTTTAAAGAAAGTTATGTATTATATATAGTATAAAGATAAAATTTCAACTGAAAACCAAGTAGTAAACGCATTTATTACTACGAAATATTTTTTCATTTTTGTTTCCTTTTTGATGGGTACTTTTAAACCCTTTTTTAAAATACCCATCGTATTTTTTTTTATTATAGGAGTATTTATTATGAAATTTATTTTACTTGATTATGATGGATTCATTGCTAAGGCATATTATAAGAGTAAAAGCAAGAGTAATGATACTGGGGATACTCCAATTGATATTTTATTAAATTTAGAAGAACAAGCTTTTAATAAAGGGATTGAATATTTTGGAAAAAATGAAGAAATACAGATGTTAAAGATTACTTCAGGCCATTCTTATAAAAAGGATATATTCCCGGGATATAAAGGGAAGAGAAAAAAAGATGAAGAGCTCGGTAATTTCAGAGATTATGTAAAAGAGAATTTTGATATTGTACTAGCTGATAATCTAGAAGCAGATGACCTAATAACGCTAATTAATGATATACATAACCAAGAGTGTTTGGTTATTTCGGATGATAAGGATTTAAGATATTATAATAGGATAATAAGTAGAATAAATCCTACTGAGCCTATTGTAGAACAAGACCTTAATGTAATGGCAGAGAATAAATTTATTCAGATGATAGAAGGTGATTCTATAGATTGCATTAAAGGTATTCCTCGTAAGGGAGAGGTATGGAGTAGAAAATATTTAGATAAAAACGGGTACTCTACCGAGTCAGTTATCAAGGCCTATAAGGAGAGTGGAGTAGATATTGATGAGTGTTTAAAAAACTTGGTAGAGGTTATCCCGTTAAATCTTTTCTTTATTCCGGAAGAATATTATATATTAGCAATTGATATGATAAATAAGAAGAGCTACGCTAATACGATGAAAATTATAGAAGTATTTATTAGAGCAATATCAGAACAAATAAAGGAGGTATATTATAGTGACAGCAAAAGTAAAGAAAACAATGAGAAATGAGTTAAGAGACTTTAGGAAAGACTTTACTAAGTATATGAAGGATAAAGCTATGAGTAAGTACGACAAAGATTTACTAGAGTTTTTATTAGCCCCAACATTAAATAAAAGTAAAGAGGAATAATGGATAGAGAATTATTTGATAAATTAGAAGGAACAATGTCAAGAAGTGATATGTTCTATGTTGACTTAATAGGGGATTTGGTTGTAGCTATCGATGATGTCATTGAAGCTTTTACTGATAGAAATCCAGAAAAAATTGTAAATAAATTTATATTATCTACAATAGCAGGTATAGTAAATACAATATTTAAAGATAAAATCAAAGTAGATAATAGTCAATTACTAAATGCAACTACAGCATTTTTATGTGTGGTTACTGGAGGAAAACCGGAAGATTATATAATAGATGGAGAAGATGAAATATGATAGTTCAAAAAGACTTACCGATAATAAGAGATAAGATAGAAAATGGTTTAATTGCCATAGCTAGCGATTTTCATTTTCCTTTTCAAGATGATATGGCAATCAACGCTTTCCTTCAGTATGTAAATATAAAGCAGCCACAAGTTATAGTACTTAACGGAGATGTATTAGATTTTTATAGGCTATCTAGATTCGTTAAGGGAACTAGGGGGAGAAGTGTAGGGGAAGAAATGGCAATGGTAAGGAATTTCCTAACTGAGCTAAGAGAAACTTGCCCACAGGCTAAGATATATTACCCTATCGGAAATCACGAAACTAGGTATGAAAAATATTGTTGTCAATACGCTCCGGAGTTAATAGATGCAACTGTAGATTTTCATAGGAGTATAGGCTGTGAGGAATTAGATATACAAGGGTGTAGCCAAGTTGTGTTTAATGATAAATTCTTATGCAAGCACGGGAATGTTGTAAGTAAGAGAGCAGGAATGACAGCTATTAAGGAATTAGAAATGGCCTATATGTCTGGAGCAAGTGGTCACACGCACAGACTTTGTTTGTACATAACTCGCAGAAATGGCATAAAATATTTCTGGTTAGAGACAGGGTGTTTATGCTCCTTAGACCCCGAGTATATGCTATATCCAGATTGGCAACAGGGCTTTTGTACAGTAGAAATACGAGACGGAGAAGTGTATAAGGCAGCGTGTCACCAAATAGAAAAAGGAGTAGTATTATAATATTATGCCATTTAAAAAGAAACCTACAAATATATCAAGAAGCGAAGAATTAGAATCTTTTAGTGGTGAAAATTGGGATGTTACGGAAACGCTGTGTTTTGCTGTAGCAGAGGCAGCTTATAATAGAATGGATATTACTGAAGCTATTATGAAAGCAGCTAACTGTAGCAGAACTAAAGCTTTTAAACTTCAAGATAAAATAACTAAGAGCGAACTTTATAAAAAATGTTTTGACGAATATAAAGCAATGCAAGAAGCTACAGTTTTTGGCGAATCTCGAAAATCAATGATGGTACATTATAATGAACTAATTCGTCAAGCAACTAATCAAAAGAAGTATGAAATAGTATTACGTATTCTTGATAAGATTAAAGAGTTGCAGGGTATAAATAATGACGAAATGGATTTTAATATAACGTTTAAATTTAAACCAACAGATATAGTAAACCTTGAAATGATTAAAGAAGGGCTAAGTAAATCAAAAGAAAAATAGAGTGTCAAAGTTTGACTTTTTTCAATTTTTATGTATTATATATATTAGAAAAGGAAATCGATTATGTTTTTATCGCCATATAAAATATTTACTACAGCCCGTGATAAAAGGGTATATACGGGGGATAGAATAGCTTTACACTCTATTCACGACTGCGATAAGTTAACTTATAATCAAGCTGCCGAAGCAGTCAATGATAAGAATAGAAGATTAGTAAAGTACAACGACCCTAATAAGTTTAAAGTATCTGTATTACTAGGAGAGGTATCTTGTGGCGTGCACTTAAATGTTTTAGATTTAGATGATTGCTTAGACGAAAATGGTAAAATAGAACCTTTAACACAGGACTTGCTCAGCTTCTTTGATGAATCTGAATGGGAGTTTTCTTCGAGCGGTACTGGAATACATATTTATATACTTACAACTAAAGTAAGAGATAAGAAAACTATAGTCAAAGACCTAAAGGGATGTAAGTCATTTGAATGGTATGCAGACAAACGTCATATAGTAACTACAACTTTCGATTTTCAAAATACTAATTTACCGGTAGGAACTCACGATGATTTGCTTGATAGTATTGTAGAAGAGATGGAAGCTATTCAAGAGTCTAAATTACAGAATTCTTTAGCTCAAGATATAATAGAACAATTTGACGGCCAATTAGATAATAACGAAGCAAAAGCTAGAGGTGCTATACTAGGAAGAACTCCAGTAGAAAAGATATCAGTATTGAGAGAATGCGCATTTAAAGATGATAAGCTGAGAGAGCTTATAGATGCTGAACCTTCTAGCGTAGACCAATCTCAACACGATTGTAAACTAATCGCTAAATTACTTTATTATACTTTGAGTTATGAAGGAGCTTGGGAATTAGCAAAGAAAACTAATTACTATCAGAGAAAAGATGATAAACATAAATTAAAATTTGACAAGCCGGAATATAGACAAAGAACAAATAGTTATATTAGCAATGGGAGATATTAAATATAAATGACAGATGGTATAAAATTAGATACAGGTAAACCTATGGTTGGTACATTGTTAAGAGTATTCCCGAATACTTTAATGGAAATTGGCAAGTGCATCGAATTTGGAACTCATAAATATCCAGACCCTAACAATTGGAAAAAGGTAGAAGGGGCAAAAGAAAGATATTTAGATTCTTTAGGAAGACATTTAATAAAGTACTTATCCGGAATAGAAAAGGATGAGGAAACAGGATTACCCCATTTAGCTCACGCTTGTTGGAATGCTTTAGCAATATGCGAATTATATCTAATGGCAGAAGACAAAGAGAAAGGAACAAAATAATGGCAATAGAAGAATATAAAATATGCGAACCTTTTATTTACTAAGAACTAAATGATGATATACTTATGAGTAAGAGGCTAAAAAATCTAGTAACACAAATTAAATTAGTTTACCCAGAATATACAATAGTAAAAAATGTGGAATTTAAACTTAGCAAAAGGTTTCCTAAATTATTATATGGAATTTTTACCTTAGCTAGTGAAAATAAGGAGTAATCTAATGTTTAATTACAGGATATATAAAGGGAATTAGCTATGGATATTGAGCTTTATGACAATTTAATTGTTGACATCGACGGAACTCTTATTTATGGTGGGATGTGTGATATTAAATCTAAGATATGGAATATTACACAGAATCCTATTATAAGCTCTATACTATCTTGGTTGGAGCAAAAACTAAAATGGTACAAAGTTAATCATAAAGTAGTAGCTCATATATTCTGGCATTTAATGAGAGATAAAAGGGTAATAATATTAACGGCCCGTAAGGAAATTAAAAGTACAGTAAAATTAATAAAAGATATTCTAAAATTTCCAGGCTATGATTTTAATATTGAAATTGTTCAATTAGGAAGCTACAATCCAGATATAGATAAGACTAAGTATATATTAGATAATATTGAAGGTGATTGGAAATTGATAGATGATAATTTAATGACATTGGCAAGAGTTTATTATACTTGCCCGAATGGAGTGGTAGTGCACCCAGAGGAGTTATAATAAATGGGGAAAAATATAGCAGACTATAATGAATCTTGTGCAGATTGTGCATATCATCATTGTCACCAGTCTTGTTTTAAGAATAAAAGTAAAAAATGCAGTAAATGTGATGGGGAATGTTTATTTACTGGAGAGGTAAATAGAAAATGCACAGAGCAAAGGTGTGAACATTTTAAGCAATGGAGACCTGAAAAGTAATGAGTAAAGATGTAGAATTTTTACTATTGCCAAAACAAGCTGAGTTTTTGTTTGGTATTCCGGAGGATAAGTTTCATATTATAAACGAAGAAACTGGCCTAATAGAGATAAGTACGGATATATCTTGCTACCAAGGTGGATATACCTGTATTCCAGGAGAAACGGAATATTTATCTCCAGTAGGATGGAAGAAAATAGAAACGTTAACAAAAGAAGATAAGTTAGCGGTATATAATGAAGATGGTCATATAACATTTGAACATCCAAAAGAAATTTTTAAATATCCTGCTGATAAGTGGTATTCTTTTAATACTAGACATAATCGTCAATGCCTATGTCCTAATCATAAAATAGTTTATTTTAAAGAAGATGATAAAGAGATGTTACACCCTAAATTTATTAAATGCGAAGATTTTGTAAATGAAGGTTGTAATTCCCATTATAAAATAAGAAATACTTTCAAACCTTCTAATGAGACGGGGCTAACTTTAAGTGAGGCAGAAATAAGACTTTTAGTAGCTTATCAAGCTGACGGGTATGATTATCAAAAAGCTAACAATTGCAAAACTTCTAAAAGGACTTTAGGGTTTCATCTTAAAAAGACTAATAAAATTGAGAGACTTCAAAAGATATTAGAAGCTACTGGTTTTAAATACTATACGAAATTAAGGTCAGCCGGAATAAAAAAGGGATATAGAGATATCTTTGTAGAAGCTCCTAAAGAACTTGCTAAATATAAACATTTTCCTAAAGAATGGTATTCGTTAGGCGATAGAGAACTTAGTATTATATTTGATGAAGTTAGGTATTGGGATTGTTCTCATAAGAATGGTTTATCAACTGAAGGGTCTTGGACGTACAGCTCAAACAATAAAGATGATAGAGATTTCATTCAATTTGTATGTGCAAGTCAAGGTAAGTGTACTACTACTTATGAGAGAACAAGAAACATTAAGCTAAAACATAACGAAAAAGAATATGAATATAAAGACCATAAAGAGTATACAGTTTCCTGGACTAAAGCTAAACCTATAAGTATGGGTAAAGCTACCATACAAGAAGTGAAAGGAGGTGAGGCTAAATATTGTCCGTCTACATCTACTAAGATGTGGTTAGCAAGATATAAAAATTATATCTTTGTTACGGGCAATTCGTGACCAGGAAAAACCCACTGTGGAGCACTTAGAGGGGTTTATTTAGCTCTTAAATATCCTGGGATAAAAGGATTCATTGGAGCAGCTACACAAGATTTGGTAGATGGTACTACCAAGGCTAAGTATGTAGAACACCTAGAAAATATAGGATTAAAAGAAAATGTTCATTGGAGATATTCCAATAGAGGAACAGAAATACATTTAATTAACGGGAGTGTATTATACTTTAAAACTCTATCTAATCCGGAACAATGGAAGTCATTTGAATTTGGTTTTATTGAATTTGAGGAAGCTTCATTATTAGATGAGAGTGCATTTGGGTATTTGTTAGGTCGTTTAAGGCAACCGAAGAGACCTGATTGGGATGACCATTTTTGTTATCAATTCTTTATGCATACAAACCCGGGAGGGATGAGAGGATGGATATATAAAAGATTTATTAATCCTAGAACTAGAAACCCTAAGTATAGATATATAAACGCTCCTACTTACGAAAATATATTCTTACCTAAAACCTATGTGGAAAACTTAAAAGATGCTTTAAGTTCTGAAGAAGCTCAAGAAAATATAGAAGGTAGAGATGTAGATTTTGATAATACGGTAGCTTTCCCAGGATTTACCGAGGAGAATATCAAGGATATTAAATTTAATCCTCAAGCAGAATTAATATTAAGTTGTGACTTTAACGTTAATCCTATGTGTTGGTATTTAATGCAATATTACAATGATTGCTGGTTTATATTAGATGAATTAGTAATGAATAACATTATGACAGTTGATATGTGTCCTATTGCGCAACAAGCTATAAGTAAATACGGAATTAGAGCTTTTAGATTAATGGGTGATGCTGCTGGAAAGATGAATACAACTACGGGTAACAATTTCGCTATAATGGTAAATTATTTTTCTCAAAGAGGATTTAGAGTAACACCTGAGATACAATTAGCGAATCCTTTAATAAAAGAAAGATTAGCAGTGTTGAGAGGAGTTATTAAAAATGCTAATGGCGTTAGGAGATTATTTGTGAATCCTTCTTGTGAAAAATTGATATATAATTTTGAAGAATGTAGAAACCAATTATCTAATGCCGGATTAAAACAACCGACAGATAATGAAATTAAGAAAGACGATAAATTAAGATACTTAATACACCCTATAGATGCTATTAGTTATCCTATATGGTTAAGAAAAAGTTATGAAGCGATGATGAAACAAAGACAAGAAAATAATAAGAAAGGAGGTAAAATCTAGTGGTTGATAGTCACGCAGAAAATATAATAATAAAAGAAAACTGGTATGACTTATCTAAATATAAAGATGAAATTGCTAGATATATATCTGGGAGGAAGGTTGATTTAGGCCATCAATCCAATATGTTTAGGAATTACGATATTTTATATAAGTCTATTTACGCAGGAGCAGAGGGTACGGATAAAGAACGTTACACAACGACAAAGGAAAACTTCAATGTGTATAAGGCAGCTTTGATTGAGGCTTGCTTACCAGGATATTCGGCTTTGATGGATATCGAAGGTAGAAATGCTCAGTCTACTTTATTAGCCCCTCAGTTAAAAAGCGTAATGATAGAACAATTTAAGAATATAGCTTTAATTGAAAAGCTATCAGATAAATTACTATTTGATTGGATTCTTAAAGGAGAGGCAGTAGCTTTTATTAAATTTAAGCAAACTACTGAAAGATTTAGAGAAAAAGAAAAAGTTACAGACGTAGAAACGGGGGAAGAAGTTTTATCTTTTAAAGTCGAAACGGGGGTAACTTATGAAGATTTAGACGTGGAAATAATAGACCCTTTGGACTTCTTTGTAGATGCCGAAGATTATAACAAAGACCCTAAAGGGTGTCCTAAAATTATTAGAAGCTTTATCTCTTCAAGAGAGTTGCTAACTAATAAGACTAATTATCCTTTACTGACAGAGGAAGAAAAAAGAGCTATAGTTATTAAAGCAAACTCTATGAGAAACACTTATAACTATACTGACAATTCTTTAATTCTAAATGAAATAAGTTATAATAAAACAGCCGAAAAACAAATAGAAGTATTAACATATCGTGGAGATTATGTAACTAATGACGGTACTCTTTTAACTAACATTAAAGCGATTACAGTAGAAGGTAAGTTAGCATTTATTGATTATTCTGGAGTGGATACTTGTCAAATTATTTACGCTCCATATATTGTAGATAGAGAAACGCATAGGGGAGTAAGCCCACTGTGTGCAACTATACCTCTTAATAGCTTAGCAAATAGATGTGTTGATTTATTTATCAAGAATATTGATGAGGTAACTAATCCTATCTTGATGTATCCGACAGGCTCTTTCCCTAATAATGAACAAAGACATCTTAGGGATAACAATGAATTAGAATACTCTCTAATGAATATGGGAATAAAACCTGAATGGTTTAGTCCTCCAGAAATGTCTGGTAATGGTATGGCTCTATTACAAGGATTAATACAACAGAATAAAGATATGATAGGGCTAAATAGCTACATATCCGGGGATACTTCGGGAAGTGTAAGAACTGCTCAAGAATCTCAGATACTATTCCAAAAAGCTAACGCTAGAATGAGAGTAGAAACGGATGTATTTAGTTATAAATTCCTATTGCCTTTAGTAACTGCATTCTATTCATTTAATAGAGAATTGGCATTAGCCGTAGGTCATCCACTAAATGATATTTATGCTAACCCTGATTTAATGATAAGTATCTCTACAGGAGCTTCCAAGGCCGATAAAGAAGGAGAGAGAATGAGATTGATGGAAATGTTGAATTTACCTATTTCTCAAATGATATTCTCTAATTTATCTCCTGAACAAGTTGTTATAGCATTAAGATACTTAATGGCAAAGGCAGATTTAAAAGATGTGGATAATTTATTAGAACTGTTTGACAGCGAAGGAAACCCTACATATCCTGAAATAACAGAAGATGAAGCACAAGGTGAAGTAGTCCAACAGGAGGATGAAGGTAATCCAGTAGAAGAAACAGATGTGATACAAGAAGAAAATACACAATAGAGGAGGATAATAATAGTGGAAAATTTTGAAGAAAAGAAACAACAACAACAAATTGAACAGCAACAGCAAGACGAGGAAGAATTAAAACAAGAAACTCCCTCAACTGAAACACCTACAGAAGGTGATGCAACAGGAGAACTACAAGAAACTGATAAAGAGCCTACTAGCGATAAAGAGGTGGAAGCAGGAGAAGGAGAAGGAACAAAATCTGGAGAGGAGATTTCTGAAGAGTCTGAATCAGAAAAGAAAGAAGAAGACGAATCTGTAAAAACTAAAGAAGAAGAAACTCCTTCCGACACTGAAGAAGAAAATACCTCTTCCGTGCAAGAAGAAGAAAATAAAACGGAAGAAAATTTAACCGATTCTGGGGATACCCCCCTAGACGAAGTGAGCGAATTAAAAACCAAATTAGCCGAATTAGAATATGAAAAGACTATGAATGACGCCATCACTTCATATAAAGAAACTGTAGCTAAGAATACAAAAGAACTAGAAGAGTTTAGAGAAGCTATGAATGCTCGTATCGTTGACGAGTGTAAAAGATATGGAGTTCCTACAGATATGGACTTCCAAACTATGAAAGAGCAAGCTCCAGACAAATTTAATATTTTACAAAATATTCTATCTAAAGCTGAACAAGTTAAGGATGATATCTTAGCTAAAGTAAAAGCTGATGAAGTAGCTATGGGACAACAGATTATATTTGCAGCTGCCGAAAATGAAATGAATAAGTATGGCTTAGAAGGTGACACTTTACAAGAGGCTTGCAATACTTTTGTAAGAATATTACACGAGGTTGGAGTAAAAGATTTAAGAGATGATTTAGCAGCTAAAGTAGAATTGGCAGTAGCAAGAGCTAAAATGATATCTGGAGATATTAAGGACGTAGCAAAAGAATCTAAAGATGTTGTAGATGCTGTTAAAGAAACTGTTAAAGATACAGTTGAAACTGTGAAAGAAGTAAAAGAAGTTACTAAAAAATCTTTAGACGAATTTAAAGAGAGTGCTTCAATCGGAGAAACTTCGGCTGCTCAAGAAGTAAGTAAAGGTAATGTAATGGAAATTTATGCTTCATTACCACCTGATGAAAGATTAGAGTTTTATCAAAAACATATGGGCTTGATAAATGAAATTATGACACAACGTGGTGGAATACCTTATAGCAAATAGAGGATAATTAAATGTTTGAAGGAATTAAAAATATATTTACAAAAGCAAAAGATGGTGTAGAAAAAACTGAAAAGGTTATTAAGGCAACTCCTAAAGTAACTATGAAGGTTATAAAAGAAGAAATTGAAGAAATAAAAGATTTGCACGTTACAGAGGCTGATAATATACAAGCAGAAATGATTACAGACGTAGCTATTACAGCAATGACAGCTTTAGGCATACCATCTTCTATAGCTGTAAAAGAAATTATTAAAACTTCAATAGCTTATGGGTTAAGAGATATTAAAGAAGGAAGCACAAACCCACAAAAGCTTATAGCAATGAGAGTAGTTAACGCTTATAAAGAAAAAATGAGAATGATTTAATCTATCTCTCCTCCTATCCCGGATAGGTTAAATTATTCAAATATATGTTGTACGAAGCTACTACTTCTTACTTATTGCCTTTATGGCAGAGCGACACAGACGGTCGGGCTTTGGTAATTCGTAACAAGTAAAAGGTCGAGTAGCGGATAAGTTAATTAAAAGAAAGGATGTTTATTATGGTAGAAAGATTTCAAGCAGCAGGCCCTAATGGTGCAGGCCCTAATGGAGAAGTATACGGACAAGGCGCATATGCTCCGCAGGAACATACAGCCCTAGAGGATGTCTTAGCGTTACAATTAAAACAAGTTAATGCGGACGTTACAGACCAATTGGTTAACAATGACCACGAAAAGAAATTTTTCCAATATGGTGATACTGTTAAAATAGTTGCTATAGACCCTAACTCAGTTAAGATTGAAGCTAGAGACTTCAAAACTATAGTTAAACCGCAATTGTCTGATATTTCATTCAGCGAAGCTACTATGACTATTGATAAATCATTAGCTTATGGTTTTAAAATTTCACACCTTACAAGAATAGAAGAAAAATGGAACAGAGAATCTGCTCTTACAACTTTAGCAGGGCAAAAATTAAGAGAAACTCATAACTTATTAACTCTTGATTTAATCCTATCTAATACTGATATTCCTGTTTTGGGTCGTAATATGCCTATTGATATTTATGGCACAGCTTTAGCTCCTAAAAATCCTGCTGAAGAGTTGTTCAAGATTGTTAACGCTGTTCAAATGCAATTGGAAAGAAGCGGTGCAGTTGACAGAAACGGTCAGTACTCTTTTGGTGCTAACCCTACTGAACAATTGAGAGCTAGTGCTTCAATGTTTATCGCTCCAGAACTTAAATTAGCATTATTAAATTCTCAATACACAAGAATTGATGATGTTACTGAAAGTGTAATCAGAGATGGTAAATATGAAAAATTTGGCGGATTTATCCTTAATACTGCTAATGAATTATCTACAGGCTCTAATGTTCACTGTGCTCAATTAGCAGCTATAGCAGCAGGATTTAAAAGCACTAATATCCCAGATACATCAACTAAAATGATGTCTGAAGGAGATGTTTTGTGTGCTATAGTTGTAGGTACTAAAAACTTAGTAACTAGAGCTTCAAGAGCTCTTCCTATAAGAAAACAAGAAAGCGAAGTAGAATTCGCTGACAAGTATACTTGTATGGAAATCTATGGCGAAATGGTTGCAGTACCTCAAGCCGGTGTAGTAGTTCTCGTTAAAGTGCCTGCGGATAAGATGTTAACATTCGGAGGAAATAATTATATGGGCTCTGGAACAAATAAAGATGCAAGAACTCTTAACTTACAATATAAAGAAGAATTGCCGTACGTAAATGTACCAGCAGTTGATTCTGATGTTGTAACTGGAGCTCCTTACGCTTCTATTGGTAGAGACGTTGTAGCTGGTGGTTTTGCTAACAATACTGGATACGGCCAATATGGTACTCCAGCTGAACCAGCTGATTCAGATTCAGATTCAGATTCAGACACCGATGCAGACTCAGATACTGATACCGATGCAGATACTGATACTGATGACAACTAATATGTCGCTATCTAAATGATAGCTTATAATATTACTTTGAGGGGATGTACTTTGTTTGTTGATAATTTAATACTAAATAAGGCAAATAAGTATATTCTCTCTTTTCTTTTTAAAGGAGGATTTTTAAAATAAATGTTAGTTGAAACATTATATAATAAGTTAGCAATCAATACTGGATTTCCCTTATACACAAATGAACAGGATGCTCCGGACACCGAACGCTTCTTATTAGAAATGCTTAATCAAGCATTATTAAATGTAATAGATAACATCTATATAAGTAATAATGTATTAGAAAGACGTGATACTATTATAACCTCTCCAAGAGTTGATAAATATGCCGTAGAAGGTATGGTTAAAAACATACAGTACACAAGAAGAAACCAATCTCAGTTAATTGGAAAGTTTATTAAATTTAATAGAGCCTTAGATACTTCGGGCCAGATTCTGAGACAAGAAAAATTTGCATATCCTACTTCTTATGTAATTGACAGGGGAGACGTTAGATTTTTCCCAACTCCAGATAAACAATACGAAATAGAAGTTACAGTATCTACTACTAACTTAGCATGGGGAAACGATGACTCTTCTAAGGGAGAAATTACATCAATTACAGATTCTATTATGGCAAGTAAAGCATTTTGTGATTTAGTTGTATTAAGAGCTTGTGCTTTTACT